TCTCGCGCATGAAAGAAGAGCCACAATGGATGCTCGACTTCCGTTTGAAGTCGTTGGATCACTTCAACAAGATGGCGATGCCGACATGGGGCGGAGACCTCTCGGCACTTGATTTCGACGAAATCACTTACTATGTCAAACCATCTGAGAAGACAGAACGCTCATGGGACGAGGTACCAGAAGAAATCAAACGTACGTTTGACAAGCTCGGTATCCCAGAAGCAGAGCAAAAATACTTGGCAGGTGTCTCGGCTCAGTATGAGTCTGAGGTTGTCTACCACAGCATGCAAGAAGACTTCGAAGCGAAAGGTGTCATCTTCAAAGATACCGACACAGCCCTCAAAGAAGACGAAGAGATCTTCAAAGAGTACTTCGGGAAGTTGATTCCGCCGACGGACAACAAGTTTGCGGCCCTCAACTCAGCAGTTTGGTCGGGTGGCTCGTTCATCTACGTACCAAAAGGCGTGAAACTCGAGCAACCGCTCCAAGCCTATTTCCGCATCAACTCGGAAAACATGGGTCAGTTCGAGCGTACGCTTATCATCGTCGACGAAGGCGCATCGGTTCATTACGTCGAAGGATGTACGGCACCGGTCTATACAACGAACTCGCTTCACTCAGCGGTCGTTGAGATCTTCGTCAACAAAGATGCATACTGCCGTTACACGACAATCCAAAACTGGGCGAACAATGTCTACAACTTGGTAACGAAACGTGCAGTCTGTGAAGCGGGTGGATCAATGGAGTGGATTGATGGAAACATCGGATCGAAACTCACGATGAAATACCCGGCTGTCATCTTGAAAGGGGAAGGCGCACGTGGAATGACACTTTCAATCGCCCTCGCTGGTAAAGGACAGCACCAAGACGCTGGCGCGAAAATGATTCACCTCGCACCAAACACGTCATCGTCTATCGTCTCGAAATCGATTTCGAAACAAGGCGGAAAAGTATCGTACCGTGGAATCGTCCACTTCGGCCGTAAGGCGAAGGGCGCGCGCTCGAACATCGAGTGTGATACGCTCATCATGGACAACGAGTCGACGTCAGATACAATCCCGTACAACGAAATCTTGAACGACCAAGTGTCGCTCGAGCACGAAGCGAAAGTCTCAAAAGTGTCAGAAGAGCAACTCTTCTACCTCATGAGCCGTGGAATTTCGGAAGAAGAAGCGACAGAAATGATCGTTATGGGCTTCATCGAGCCATTCACAAAAGAATTGCCAATGGAATATGCGGTCGAAATGAACCGTCTCATCAAGTTCGAGATGGAAGGTTCGATTGGGTAATCGCTTAACATCAGCGTTTTCAAGGGGTTTCAGGCTCTGAAAAACGCCTCAGCCCTCAATCAGCCCTCAAAAATGACGGCGGAGCATCCAATGGATGCTCCGTTTTCTTTAAAATACGGTCGTATTTTGTCGAACGAAACTTGTGGAAACCAACACCTTAAATTGTGGTATTGTATACCAATCCATTCATCATTTCGATATGATTAATTAAGATTGATTGCAAGTGGGGGTTGAAAATGAGGGTAGAATCATTTGGCAATAGAAAAATCGAAATGAGAGCGTATCACGGGACGCTTCTAAGTAAAGCTGAGTCGATTCTTGAATCTGGATTTTGGAGCTCAAGTGGAATCGATCACTGGCTAGGTACTGGTGTATATTTTTTTCGAGAAGATGAAACTCAAGCAAAATTTTATGCTGAACGAGATAGATTCAGATTAATGAAAAAAGGACAATTTCGTAAGGCGAAGAGTCCAGAATACGATGGATGTATTTTTGAATGGTGTGAAACTTTACAAGGTGAAGAGTTTTTGAACCTTGATACTAGAGATGGTGCAGTTTTCTTCGATAAGCACATGAAGGCAACGAAAAAAATGCTTCTCTCGAAAGGGTATAAAGTTGAAACAGCACTTTGGCAATGGAACAATGAACTGTTTAACCTTATTCCGCCAAAATACACAGTAATTCAAAGAACTTTTCCTGTCCCTAGTGAAAAACTTGGCAATCACAGCGAAGCGTTGTTTAATACCCTTATGTTTTTTCCGATATTAAAAGGGAATAGGGATATAAGTGCAGAAGTGAGCTCTATTAACACAGAGTTAATCCACGGTACTCAGGTTGTGGTGAGAAACCCTCAAAGGATTGATACTACAAAACTGTCTTGGATGGCGTGTTAATAAGGTAGTTCTATATCCGATTGTGATAGTAGGACGAGGAGGAATGAAATATGAACGAGCAAGAATACATGGATTATTTAGAAGAACGCTTTCTTCAGTTGGCAGAAGAAAATGGAATTCAGTATGAAAAAGTGGCTCCTGGGGAAGGCAAAGTTATCATCAAAGAAAATGATGTGATTATTGGAGAATTAGGAGACCCATATCCTACTGAACAAGTTTTAAAGATGCTTGTAAAAGAACCAGAAGATTCCATTCTTTATAAAAAAATCGAGTATTCACAATTCTTCAGCTTTGCAGATTCAGAATTATTGTTCTCTGAAGATGGTTACATTATTGAAAGTAACTACTCACTTAATGATTCTAATCTTAACTTTGAAGATTTGTTGAAGGAAATTGAGATTAAAAAATTAGTAATAAAAGGGACACCTAAAGCTGAAACTCCTCTGGTAACAATACCGAATGAGCGAGTATCATATGATGCGTGTTCATCACAAACTTTGATGGAGGCATCTTAAATAATGAAAAAGCTGAAGTTTGGGCGTTATAGAGTAGAGCAACTTACATTTAATCAAGAAGATGATTTTTATGATGAAGAAAGTATCAAGATTTCGATGGGATCTCATGTGGAACTGATAGACGAAGAAAGTGCTGTTGTTTCAATCATCTGTGGTTTAGAAAGCGAAGATGAAAAGTTTAACCTTTTTATCCGAGTTTCAGGAGAATTTTTAGTTGAAGATGATGGCAGCACAGAAAACATCACTGGAATTACAAATGAAATGCTACTGAGACGAAATAGCATTTCGATTTTATTCCCTTACGTTCGTTCGGCGGTGTCCCAAGTGACTTCTATCGGCTATAATGCCCCGATTGTTTTACCACCTATTAACGTATTAGAGTTTATAGACAAAAGCAAAGAGGAGGAACCCGAAAAATAATCGGTCCTCCTCTTTTTATTTTGTCTCTTTTTGTATATACAGATCATTGTTTGCTATACGCGCCTCGTATAGCGCCATCGAATCATGCTCGATCTTCTTCGAGACATGCAGATAGATGTTCATCGTAATCTTCGTGTCGGCGTGGCCAAGACGATCCGCCACGTATTTCACATCGGCACCCGCCTCCAATAAATGGACAGCATGGGTGTGACGGAGGACGTGCGGGCTGATGTGTTGCACACCACTCTTCTTGCAGGCATCCCGCAGATAGTCCCTCACGATGCTCGTCCGCAGCCACGTCCCGTTCGGGCTATGGAACACGAGGGGGAGTTCGGGCTTCTTGTAATTCGGATAGGCGAGATAGACTTCCTTTTGACTGGTCCGGTGCCGCCGCATGAGCTCGGTTGTCTGGGCATCAATCCGCAGCGTCCGGTTCGCCTTCTTCGTCTTCGGTTTCGTCACCTTGAGTTCTAGCTTCGAACCGAACGATAAGGTCTTGTTCACGCGGACGGTACCGGCATCCAGGTCGATGTCCTCCCACTCGAGCGCCAATGCCTCGCCGATACGTAAACCGGTCCGAGCGATCAGTGTGAAGAGGGCTAGATATTGGATGGAGCGCTTGTACTTCCCGTGTGGTGTCATCTCGAGGTAAGTGAGCAAGCGATTGAGCTCGTCCATCTCTAAGAACTCGAGTATGCCGTCATCATCGTCTGGCGTGTCGTCCCGTTTCGATATCCGGATTCGATGGGCCGGATTCTTTTCGATGAGATTCATATCCAATAGAGCGTGGTCCAGGATGCTCGCGAATGTCGAATGAAATGAACGGACGGTGCCGAGGCTATACACTTCGACTTTCTCGTTGATCCACTTTTGGTACATGACCCGGTTGATGTCTATCAAGCGATATTCCCCGAACTGTGGGATGAGGTGGTTCTTGACGGTCCGACTGATCCGGTCGTAGGTCGACTCTTTGACGTGTGGTCGTTTGAACGTCTCGAGCCATTCGAGGGCGAAGGTGTCAAAGCGTACGTTCTGGTCCATCACGAACGTGTTGTTCAATAGTTTCGCCTCTTCCTTAGCCGCGGCCATCTGCGCCTCACGCTTAGTCGTGAAGTTGCTTCGTGATCGTTCGCGTCGCTTTCCGCCCTCGTCATAAAAATAGATGCGGTATTGCCATTTCCCGTTCCGCTTACGGAAGATTGCCATGTCGTTCACTCCTCTCGTTGTTATGATAGGCGATGGACGCCCTAACCGCAATCGCATCCAACTAAAAAAGGTGCCGCATGGGCACCTCGTCAAGATTATTCAGCAACGCCAGTTTGTGTCTTCGAGTCGACCACACCGTTCGTGAACGTCACGAGGATGTTGGCGCCGAGGTCACCACGAGCGTCATACGATACCATCTCCATCTTGAGACCGTCTGATTCCGAAACCGTCGTGTTAGTAGGTTCGCCGAGGATCGCGTTGACTTCCTCGATGGTCATACCTGTCTCGACCTGTTCGTACTCAGCGAGACCAGGCTTCGACTCGTCCGTCTTCGCCTCTTCGGTCGTCTTGGTCATCTCCTTGTCCACCTCGTTGATGAACGCGCCCGTGCAGGCGACCATACCGATACCGATGATCACGAAGGCGAGCACGATGCCGATGATGATCTTCAAAACTGTTTTCATATTGGTAAAACCCCCTATAAAGTATGTAGTTCGATACGATTATAACAATTGAATCCCTTATTATCCTTATATATACAAAAAATCTAATTGAGAATCGTTCGACAAAAAATAGGTACATAATCCCACTTTGTCGAATATCTCACCTTGTCTCATTAGGGAAAATGGTTGAAAATATTTTGTGTTCGGTTCATACTGGAAATAATAATAAGAACAAACGTTCGTAAACGGAGGGGTTTCTTTTGGCTGAGGTCGCAACGAGACAAATGATTTTTATTAAGGATGGTAAGTCGGAGAGAGCTACGGCGGTATGGGTAGAGGAGATTCAGACATATGTTGCCTTCCCAAGCAACGAAGCCACTAGAATGATTCAAGAATATAAATCGAAAACTCCGCAACCTCTTAAATGAGACTGCGGAGTTTATTTGTCATCATCTTTTTGTTCGAGCTGGGCCATGATCGCCTGCTCTTTGATATAGTTGACGATCTTCTCGAGGCGTTCTTGTGATAAGGATTGAAGAAGCTCCTCTGTGAACACGTCCCCGATGAACTTGTATTTCTCTTGTGCGACCTTGATATATTCTTCATGAGTCATAGTCGGATCATCAACAAGCCCAATCAGGTAATCAGAAGTAATCCCTAAAGCTCGGCAAATTTCTACTTGCTGAGGCATAGTGATGCCTTGCTTATTTCGTTCCATTCTAGACAATGCGCCTTTATCGATGTTGACGATATCCGATAAAGCAGTCAAAGAAAGTCCTTTTGCTAAACGAGCAGTTCTTAGTCTTTCCCCGATATCAACATACTCTTGCAAATTAATCACCATTTCCATATAGATTATCCCCTTTATTTTCTCATAATTCTCAACAAAAAAGACGAAAGTTGAATAAAATGCAAAAAAGTAGTTGATTTTGAAGATTCCTCAATATATACTCTGTTTAAGGGTTGAACATTCCTCAACGAAAGAGGTGAAACAAATGCAAGATACGCGTAAATGGAAATTTGATTTAAAAAAATTGCGATCAGCCAGGGTCTTAAAAGGATACTCTCAAAGCGCTGTTGAAGACGCATTAAGCAAGACTAAAGGGTGGTTGTCACGCAAAGAAAACGGACTATCTCCTATTACTATTGACGAGATTGAGAAACTTTCAAACATTTACGGGATAAATATTGAATATTTTTTTTCGTCAGGTGTTGAAGATTCCTCAAAACCTAAAAATTATGTAGTGATTAACGAGGAGGAGTTTAACTCTCTCATTAAAGAAGCGGCGTGCAAGTAAAACAGACGGGAGGCAACACAGTGAATCAACTTGTTCAAGTACGTGACGGAAAAGCGATTACTAATTCAATTATCGTTCATGAATATTTTAAGAAACGACATGACCATGTACTGCGGGACATCGAGAAACTCGAAAAAGATCTCCCCAATTTTGGGGAGATGTTCAACACATCATACGAATACGATAGTTACGGTCGGAAACGAAAAATTTATGAAATGACTAGAGATGGTTGGGTGTTGCTTGTCATGGGCTTCACTGGATCGCAAGCCTTGAAGTTCAAGCTGAAATACATCGAGGCGTTCAACATCATGGAGTCCCAATTGTCCAAACAACGGGATAGGATGGTTGCATTGCCACAAGACTATAAGTCGGCATTGATTGCATTGGTCGAACAAGTCGAGAAAAGCGAACAACTTGCCGCAACGGTAGAAGAGCAAAAACCAAAAGTGGAGTATCACGACAACGTTCTCAAAAGAAAGGGATTTATCACTGCTACGAATATCGCGAAAGACCTCGGGATGAGTGCCTCTGCATTAAATAACCTGCTCAATGAATACGGGGTGCAATACAAGCGAAGTGGGTGTTGGTACTTGTATGCCAAATATGACCACTTCATTGAAACCGGTATAGCAGACTATCACATAAATGAATGGGGTCAAACACTCAAATGGAGCGAAGAGGGTCGAAAATGGATTATCGACTTACTTAATCGTAAACGAGACGAGCAAAAGAGAATGGAATTGAATTTGTAAATCCGTAAACGTTTCGGTCTAAGAGTAACTTAGGTCGTCAAGACTAACTTTTCGTTAGGGTTACGTCGAAAGGAGGTGACAAGACATGAAAGAGATGAATTTCAACCCAGAGACGGCAATGCACGACTTCGAGGACTGGCTCATCGACACAAAACTACGCGAAGGGGTTCGCGGGGTTGATTTCCTCGCCGCAATGATTGTCCCGATGACCGAGAGGCATCAAGATTACAACCATTTCATGGTAAGGAAGTTCAAGGTGATCCATCCCCATGAACGCATCGAGTCGATGTTATACGCCTCTTTGAATTATCGATACGACCACGACTCATTTCATAGGAAGTGGGGTTTCAACCTCGGAATCGTTCAAGAACACGCCTTATGGTCGCTACAGAAAATCAAGGCGATTTCTTCAAATCAATACATCGATGCCTTGGAAGTGGTTGATTCGATTATTAAGCAATCCATCGTGGATGAAGAATGGTAACAAGCGGAAAGGAGGGTCGACATGTTGCAAATCCACATCGATGAGAACGAGATTCTCGACATCGCCAAGGCGCAGATCCGGCAGCACATCGAACAGACGCACGCCGACGTGTTCCTCTGGGACATTGAGGAGCTGTGCCGCCAGACGAACCTCAGCAAGTCGTTCATCTTGAAATCGTTCTTCTATGAGGAGGACTTCCCAAAATATCGGGCCGGCACCAAATGGCTCATGGTGGGAGAAGAGGTGAGGACGTTTTTGAAGGACTGGCTCAGACGCCAGGACAAGAATCTGAACAAATAAAAAACCGCGTCGCCCAAACGGACAACACGGCTACACATAAACCTGAACAGTTTTAGTGTAGCACGGGCGGCGCAAGTTGAAAAGGAGAGGGCAATATGCATCTGCAACAAAAACTGGACACCATCCGCTACGGGCTCATGCTGACGGCGTTTGGGTCGGGAATTTGGCTCATGGCCACCATGAACGCACGCTTCGAATACTGGGTCATCCCCGCCGTCGCGTTCGTGATGAGCGCCGTTTTCTACGGGTCGCTACACCTTATTGATGAGGACATCGAGGAAGGGGCGAGCGAGTGATGGAGAAACGGGAACCGAAATTGGACCCTAAGTTCTATGAACCAATCGATGGTCGAGAGGCATTGCTTCGTATCGCCAACGGGCTAGAAATCTTCAACTCACTTGGAACACGTTATTTCTTCGATGAGAACGGGATCTTCTCGGAGCAGAAGGTCGGAAAACCATACGCGGATTTCGGGCAACTCCCGGTATCCGTCGTACTCGGTGGCACATGGTACATCAGACGGGCATTCAATGTTCGTGAGCAGCTGGTGAGACGCCCGAACGAATGGGTGGGGAAATTCAAACGGCTCGGTGGCTGGTATGTGGTGAGGTTCGACACTGAATCGATGCGGGTCGTCAGGGCTCGGTTATCATCCGACACGGCAGTCGGGATTGGAACCTATCCGAAATGGTACGACGATGTACGCGCCGAGGATTTAAATGAATGTGTCCCATTGGATTACGTCAGACCTTCAAAGGAGGTGAACGCCAAATGAACGCATCGAACGAACGGCTCGATGACCTCTACAAAGATGTGAACCGCCTCGTCGAACTTGCGGCGGATCTGGATGATATCCAGCAAGAGATCAAGTCAATCGCCTTAAAAAATGGTAAGCGTGTTGCATTTTACTCGCTAAACGTCGCTCAAAAACAGGTCGACGGTATGGTCAACACCATACAACGTGAAATCAATGGGATGGAGGGTGAAACGAATGCGGTCGCTCAACCTACGACATAAGTACGAGAACATGCTGCGGATGAGCCGGCACCGTATCCGCATCCATAATGACCGACTCAAGAGCAGGTTATATAAGTCGGGTATGAGGGGCACTCACACATCCCGCCGCGATGATGGCACCCTTTGGCTTTACCTCGAACGTAAGAGTGGAAACTATCAGCTCGTAAAAGAACAACTACGTGAGTACGAGATTGAAAACGACGTTGAGTATGAATTGTTACTCAACCCAAAAGGTTTTAACCCAAAGTACGACTGGGTCTGGGTCGTGCCGAAGCACGAGACCTTTTACCGAGAAGTGGACGAACAATACGAGGTGGATATCGCCGGAAAGAAAGTGGGGAGTCAATGATCAACCGAGTTGTATTGGTAGGACGATTGGTGCGAACGCCTGAGATGCGATACACCCAGTCGGGCATCGCTGTGACACGTTTCACGCTCGCCTGTGACCGTCCGTTCAGCGGACAGGACGGGAAGCGAGAGGCGGACTTCATCGATTGCGTCGTCTGGCGCAAGCAGGCGGAGAACGTATCGAAATATCTATCGAAAGGGAGCATGGCCGGTGTCGACGGTCGTCTCCAAATCAGCAGTTATGAAGGACAGGATGGGCAGAAACGGTATCGCGCCGAGGTCGTCGCCGATAGCGTGCGTTTCCTCAGCTCGAAAGGGGACGCAGGACGCGACAATGCACCTTCACCGAGAGACGATGACGCGCCTCCGTCGCGTAGTGGATTCGACCAGGAACCGTTCAGTGGATCAGGAAAAATCGACCTCTCAAATGATGACCTCCCCTTCTAATTATCAGAACAGGTTTCAGACAAAAGAATGGAGTGGACGAAATGGCAGTTTATAGACAGATCCGCATCGACTTCTGGCAAGACGAGATGGTCGTGGAATTGTCGGCGGAAGACAAATACTTCTTCCTGTATCTCATGACCAACAACAAGACATCACAGTGCGGCGTGTACCGCATCAACCGGCGAGTGATGGCGTTCGACCTCGGTTGGGATGTCTCACAGGTCGACAAGTTGCTCGAACGGTTCGTCAAGTACGGCAAGATCGGGTACAACCGCGACAATGACGAAATCATGATTTCCAACTGGCTCAAGTACAACAAGGCGACGTCGCCGAAAGTGGCAAAAGTCGTCTCGCAAGAGCTCGAGAAGATCAAGACCGAGGAATTCAAGGCGGCGGTCATCCGTCAATGCGAAAAATTCGGATACCCTATCGATACTGTATCGATACCGGACGAAACCAGTCCGTCAAAAAAGGATAACGGTATCGATAGTGGTTCTCCGAACGAAAAATACCCTATGGATACCGAACCGCAAAAAGAAAAAGAAGAAGAAAAAGAAGAAGAAAAAGAAGAAGAAGAAGAAAAAGAACAACCACAACAACAAGAAAAAGAGAGACCGACAAATGATGCGGTGGTGGCGGTTCAGCTGAGAGACGTGGTCGCCTTCTTCGAACAGAACATCAGCACGGCGACACCTTACGTCATCAGCGAGCTCGAGGAGATGATCAAGGAGTCCTCGTACGAATCGGTACGCTACGCCCTCGAGGAGGCGGTCGCCCGAGAACGACGTTCGCTCAACTATGTCAAGCGCATCGTCGACCGTTGCATCGCCCAGAAGCTGTTCACGTTCGACCTCATCCGTCTGGAAGAGTCGCGACGTCAACAACGCCAAGGTGGCACGAACCCCGACGCAAAGACACCGGAATGGCTCGCCGAGGAAGAACGCGAGTCCCGCGAGCACGCGGCACGGAAGAAGGCGGAACTCGAGTCGGAGGTGCCGGACGATGACGAGATTGAAGCGATGCTGCAGGGACTGAAGGGCGGGACGACCGCTTGACGCAAGACCGCAACGAACGAATCGAATCACTGGAGCGAGAGGTGCGGCGTTATGAGGCGAAAGGTGACGATGTCGTCGCCCGGTGCCTGCGCCATTTCTCGGAACAGCTCAAACAAATCGAACGGAACAGGAGTGAACGAACATGAGAGCAACAGAGATGGATCCGCACGTCTCCTACCTCGCCTTCGAGGGCGAGACGCCACGACGCATCATGCGGGACGCGAAAGGACAGGTTTTCTCGTTCGAATGGGTGGACCTCGGGTACAAGGTGGACGGAAAGACGGTGTCGGCCATGATCCCCGTCCTCCTATCGGCGAACGGACAGCTCGGCAAACATTATCGCATCGAACGCAAGTGGAAGAACAAGGACGTTTTCGACTATCCGGTCGCGACCGGACGGGCGGCACTGACGATGCCACGGGCGGCCGAACGCATCGTGAAATATCAGATGGCGGCGGGGAACCCGCTATGAGAATCTCATACACCGCCGAACAAGACACCAGGCAGTCGCAATATCTCGAATCACGGGCAAGTCAACGCAAGACACTACATCGCATCCAGTCGCAAATCAGTCGGCAAAGGCGGAAAGGGGTCAAGGCATGGGCGGCATCGTTTATCGCAAAGTCGAGGGGGACACGGTCCATCTGATTATCGTGTCCAAGGACATCACACGACATCGCGTCGAGGGAGGTGTACTGGTCCACGTCGAGAACTGGCTCTGCCCGATCGAAACGGCAGAGCTGCTCTATCGGGAACAGGACGAATGGTCACTCGACGGGGAACCGTACCGATCGGTGGTGACGAGATGGAAAGAAAAACACGAGGCGCGAAATCGAAGCGCCCGGACAGAGTCCTGAGATACAAGGGCACCAAGGAACAATATCTGACGAGGATAGAAGGCACACAGGTTGTCCATCAGTACATACCATATGCCACACATCAAGAGACGCAACGACTCGTCGACCAAGGGTGGAAACGCCTATCAATCTAGCAGACAAAGGAGCAGGGGTGAATGGACCATAACGTCGACCAAAAACTATCGAAGACCGCGCGGAACATCGCGGAGCAGAAGTTGAACAACTTCTTCACGCTCCCGATCCGCATCGACTATTTGGAGAGCCGACTCGTCACCGCGACGACACCGAACTATCAGACGAGCGAGGGGCAGAGCCACAAGGCTCCCTCTTCGCCCGTCGAAAAGGCGGTGCTCGCCAGGGAGGAACTCGACCATGCGCTCGCAGAACTATCCGAGCTGGTCTATCTCCGGAAACTCCTCGAGGAGACGCAGCCGGAACTGGTCCGGATCTGGGACCTCCGTTTCCGTAAAGGGTTGCGCAACACCGACGCAATCGTCATCCAAGAACTCGGTTACGGGAACCGACAGAGCTACTTCAATGACCGGGATGCCCTGCTCGGCAGAGTGGCCGACATCTTCGGGCTCTGGGACGACCTGAGAGGAGGGAAATCATGAAGATCAGTCCACGAAACCGAGGGCAACGATTCGAACAGATGGTTGATCTGGCGAATCACACGTATCGGCTCAAACGGATCGCTCACGTCCGGAAGACGTTCCCGGAATCGAAGATCCAGCGTGACAAGAAAGGCACCATCCAGAAGCACTGGTTCGAACGAAGTGGCGGACTCGACTACATGGGCACCGTAAACGGACGGTTCATCGCCTTCGACGCCAAGTCGACACGAAAGAACTACCTGTCCGTCGACAAGGTGACCGACGAACAGTACACGGAACTGAGACGCGTTTTGGACTTCGGCGGGATGTCGTTCCTGCTCGTACACTTCGAGCTCCACAGTGAGACATATCTCTTAGAAGCCGAGGATGCCCTCAGGTGGCGTAACAGTACCGAGCGGAAGTCTATCCCTATCGAATGGTTCCGCGAACGTCCCAGCCACCGGATTTACAGCCGGAACGGGCTCATCCTCGACTACCTCGACCCGATTGCTGAGGAACTTGCATTCAAAACAACCAAATCATATACATCGGAGGACTAAATCATGCACAAACACATCGACCTGAACAACTTTGCGGACGGGGCATTGCTCGAACGCGTCAACATGGAGATCGGAAAGGTGCTCGAGAACATCCAAGACTTGAACACTGACGCGACGAAGAAACGCAAGGTGACGATCACGCTCGAAATCGAACCGAACGATCGTCGTGAACTCGCCAACGTCGTCTCATCCGTCAAATCGACACTGATACCGACGACCGCCGTGTCCACATCGCTCATGATCGGCCATGACGGACGACAGGTCATCGGGCGTGAGCTCAAGTCGGCGATGCCGGGCCAATATATGGTCGACGTCGACTCAGGCGAGATCGTCAATGACGACGGTTCGAAGGTGGAAGAGCAGACCGAATCGACCGTCATCGACTTCCGGAAGACAAAGTAAGCAGACAATCGTTTTGTTCATGGGTGGGAGGTTCCGACCTCTCCCATGGACCATCTATCCAAAAAAATCGAACAGACAAGGGAGCAAACCATCATGACAATCCTCAAAGACGCATTCGACTGGATCAAAAACCACGGGAAGGTGGACGAGCTGCATCACAAATCGCAGACGTATGTCAGCCGCAGCGTGGAACGCCTGGACGACCCGACGGCGAGCACGGTCAAGGTCAACTCACTCGAGTCACTCGTCCGCTATGTGGAAAGCGAGATCGACGAGCAAACGACGTTCGTCAAAGAGAACGACGGCGACAAATATCTCATCCATGTCGAGAGTCCGACGACAGTGCATCTATACGGTCGCTTGAACGACCAGGGACGCCGTAGTCGTTATGTCACATCGGAGGCACTCTTGCCACAATATCCGTTCGAACGCTTCCTGGACATGGAGCAGATGAACATCAAACTGCAGTCGATCTTCGTGAAGAACGAGGACCGCGACATCTTGCTCAAGGTCTGTGGATCTGTCGTCGAGGAGAACATCCAGACGCGAGAGGACGACGGCGTTTCCCAGATCATCAGCGCGAAGACGGGTGTCGCCACGATCGGGAAGGTCGCGGTGCCGAACCCGGTCACACTTGCCCCGTATCGCACGTTCGTCGAGGTCGAACAGGTCGAGAGCCAGTTCATCTTCCGGATGAAGGAAGGACCGACCGCGGCACTCTTCGAGGCGGACGGCGGACAGTGGCGCAACGCGGCCATCGAGAACATCAAAGAGTTCTTGGCTGACAAGCTCAGCGAGGACGTCGAGAACGAACGCATCCTCATCATCTGATTGGCACGACCGACAACTGGATCCCCGGCTCTAATCGAATCGGGGATTTCTTTTACCTAAAAACGGAGGTGCGCGTATGACGAACGAACAAATGACGGATCTCATCAACCGCCATCTGGGCATAACAGATAGTTACCAGGCGCCAGATCGCCTGATGCAGATGCTTTATGACCGGGACGACCGAGAGACCGTGTTCAAGAACATGCTCGAGGCGTTCCGATATGACGTGACATACGATTGGTTCCATCTCTATTTCCAAGACGAGCACGCGGACCGGAAGAAGAAAAAGCAGGATTTCACCCCGAAGTCCGTCGCGACGCTCTTGTCAAAATTGACCGAGGGGGAAGGGGACGTGTTGGACGTCGCCGCTGGCACAGGAGGGCTATTGATCACGAAGTGGGACGAGGACAGGGTACGGGCCGGCTTCTTCGCCTACTCGCCTGCGAACCATTTCTATCAGGCCGAGGAGCTCTCGGACCGTGCGATCCCGTTTCTGTTGTTCAATCTGGCGATACGCGGCATGAATGCGACAGTGGCACATGTGGACTCGCTCAGCCGAAAGGCGAAAGGCGTGTTTTTTATCCAAAACGATCTTAACGACGCCGGCGCGTTCAGTTCGATCAACGTGTTCCCGTATGACGAACAGGTTGAACGGACGTTCAACGTCAAATTTGTCGAACGAGCCTATCCGCCGCTGATCGAGAGCAAGAACATCCCACATCACGTCGAGCACCATCTGTCCAAACCGCATTCACATGACCAAACGCAGCTCACATTATTCTAAACAACGCAGAAAGGATGAACAACATGGCTGACATGATACTGACACGCGAACTGTTTCGTCACATGTGTGAGGAACAGGAGAAGCTCGACACACACATCTATCGAACGCGTGAAACGAAAGCACCGTCACTGAAATCGCTCGACATCGCCTATACGAACGAAGCGAACGAGGCGATCAAGGAGCTCCAGAATGATTGGAAATGGTGGACGCTCAAGGAACGGAACCGTGAACGGTTCATCAAAGAGGTCGCCGACTGTTTCCACTTCGTTGCGAGCATGGCGAACAAGACACGGACCGTCGGCTATTGCTACCTCGCCATCGAACTCGAATACAAGAAGGTGAGCCGATTGGCCCGCGAACATTATCCGGACGAGGACCTGATCTATAAGGCGGTCAAAGGGACGATCCAGGAATCCATCGCCTCGCTGATCGCCATATCGGAAGCGCTCGGTGCCACGACCGACGAGATCATGACGGCGTTCGAGGACTCGCTCGAGAAGAACTACGGCCGGATGGCGACAGGCTACTGAGATGGGCGTGCTGATGATGTGGTCAGGGGTGCTCGCCGTCCTATATGGTGCGCTGAACGGGATGGACGTCCTTTCCGTATTCGCACTCCTGACCCTCATCGGGATGCATGTCGACCGGAAGGAGGAACGTGAACGATGGGAATGACACCGGACTGGAAGACATATCGGGTGCACTATCTCGAGGACGGCACGGAGCAGTCGTTCGTGACCGTCGCCGACGGGGAGTCGGGCTGTCGACGGAACTTGGGACTCCTCAGGGGAGACGGTGCACGATTCATGCGAAACGAGGTATGGCAGAGAGGAGAGGAAAGAGATGGCGGAACAACTGAACCGGCAACAGCGCCGGAAGCAGGAACGAGAGTTCCAGTCGAAGCGGAAGAGCGCTTTGAGCAAGCGGTACTCTGGGACTGAGGTACAGAAAATCGTGTTCCAAACGATGCTCGACACGTTCGAGGCGTCGAAAGCGATGCATCACGAGGCGATGCTGCAGGCGACCAAGAAAGTGAGAGGAGTCGGACCGGAACGGACGCGACAATTGATCGAGCATTTCGATGAGGCGTTCGACGAATCCATCCAAGAGAAGGCGAAGGCATTCTTGAACGGCACAATCGGGAGGCATTCATGAGCATCTATACGTTTTTGATTGTTGTGATGCTATTGGCGATGGCGTTCGAAAAGCGGTATATCTTCCGCTTGTTGCTGATTCTGATGGCGTGGTTGCTGTTGATGGATGCATTAAAAAACGATGACACTTCTCTATTGGTCATAATCGTGTCGATGGTCGCAACTATTTTTTTGATCGAGATGGTGCATTGGAAAAAAGAGAAAGATAAGGGGGTAAATTCATGAAGAAATCTAAGCCGGTCACGGTCGAGCGGATTGATGAAATCATTCGATGGATTGACGAGGGCGCGAGTTTCGACGAGGCGATTGAAGATGAGCATGAACAAGAACAAATCTTGAGACTTGCAAGAGACGGCGCCCGGTCGAAGAGTGACGAAGAATCAAATGCGAATTGGTCGACAGAAAAGTTCGGTATGTTCGAGAGCCAAGTGAAGAGCGTTTCAGACGGGGTGCTCCAAGCCATTTTGGAAAACATCAAGGTGCGTATCGGTGATGCGGTGATCGACCAAAACAAGTCATACGAGCGCGAGCAACTCTCCAAGGCAAGAGTCGTATTGGATGAAATGAATGAACGATTGGGTGTTAAGGACGAAGTTGTGTCGAGCTGATTAACCAACGGATGGAGGATATCGCAACAGGCGTATTCGTAACATCAGACGAACGAAAAGCTGAAGCTATTCTGATGAAGTGACTTTTAACTAATAGGAGCGTGAGACGATGCGGAAGGTACTACCCGAGGACTTGGACTTCGATGAATCGCAACCGTATTTCGTGCTCTATCTGAAAGTGAACGGGTTTCAAGTCGGGGACGACCTCGATATAAACGTGTTCATGATTTGGACCAGAGAAAAGCACCGGGAGTTTCGAAACGTATTAGGCATGACGGACGACGAAGTCAGACTCAAGATGCGATTCAACGACTATGTCAATCAGTTTATCGACTGGCTGAAAACATTTGTTCCAGCAGTCGAGGTGGAAGAAGAGCAACTTACATTATTCTAAGAGGACGAGAAACCCGAATTGCTAGACCAATAAAATTATGATTTCCGCGGACGGAGGACATCGCATGAAGCAACTGACAGACCGTATGGAGTTCTTGAAGCACGAGGTCACGATGTATGACGAGATGATCCGATTGTTACAGGTGGAGCGGGAGACGAGGGAGCTCGAACTTGAGTCCCTCTCAAGCCGCTATGAATCGATGACCGACAAGGAGGGCGTATATGAACGACATCAGTTTCAGAGCATGGCACAACGAACGTGAATGGATGTATGAGGTCACGAGCATCAATCTCAAGACCGGGACATTGACCATCGAATACGACGAGATGAGTGAGCGTGTCCCGATGAAGGACGTCACCTTGCTGCCGTTCACGGGATTGACCGATAAGGCAGGGCGACGAATCTATGTAGGCGATATTGTAGAGTGCGTCTTTGAACCATGGGAGACAGCTTACACCAGTCGAGTACACATATCGAACGGCAGTGTCATGTTCGGTCCATTCCTCGCCAAGCGCGTATTCGACAACAATCAATTCGTAGATGTCATAGGCAATACGTTTGAACATCCAGAGCGCTTGAACAAAAACGAAGATGATGAGGTAGAAACATGTCAGCAAGCGGCACATACCGACAGAGGAGGAAGCTCATGAACGAAGTAACCGACACACCGGTCATTCAGGCCCACCAAACAGCGAACCAACACAAGACATCGTCTTGTACGTCCATCCGACCACCCAAGTCGACGATCGTCCAAGACTGGCATATCGAGGGCAGACATCCCACGATGGCCATCGGGGTCAACCCGGTCTATGCGGAATGGCTCAAGCAATCGAAGGCGAGACCTGGTGACGTGATCGATATCATCGGGTATCAGCTCTATCGCCGTCGCAAGGGGCTACCGATGGAGAGCACGTTCCGTCATATTATTTCACATACAGCCAATCCAACAGAAAAAGAGGTGTCTTGCCATGAATGATCACGAGAAGGATGCAATAGACACATTCATGAGTCAAGTGGTGAAAGCAATTAAATGTATCATAGATTTCGCGTCGAAGTTGTGGAGAATGATTAAAGAGTTTCACGATAACACGGTCTCACGTGTGATCGATTCAGAGAAGAAGCGACCGCGGTATATCCGAATCCCTTCACACACAGAGCGGAAATTCCGACAGTCGTCAGGGTCGCACATCGGTAACTCACTCAAGATCGAACGGGCACACCAGACGGACCAACGACACCCGGCACTCAGACGAATCGGAGGGATCAGACATGGCAAACGATAAACATACATGGATACTCTCGCCTATAGAGATCATGTACTATCTCATCTGCTATATCGGCATCTCGCTGATCTGGCAACTGTACGAGTGGACGCGATACGGAGAGGTTGCACCGAACTGGTTCGATTCACTGATCGCATGCTTATTCGCCTATGTGATTGTCCTCGCCTGGAGACTCACCAAAGAAATCAAGTCCAAGACCCGGGCGTTGGATGAGTATAGGAAGGCATATCACGAAGCCGTTGGCCAGATGGAGAAGATGTATGACGATAGAGCCCAACTCCTGGCTGAGCGAAACAAGACGCTTTTCGAGGCGGCTGAAGAGATCAAGCGGCTGAAGCAAGGAGACCAAGCTGAACTCTTGTATGCATTGGAACGCTATGGCGAGCCCGATTTCTATTGCATCCTGAACGACAGGGAGGTCTTCGAAGTACATGGACCAGAGGATATACGTCCAATCGGGTCTCTCGCACGTGAGAAACTATCCTCCGTTTCAAAAAACATGATACGGATTTGATACGATTTTGATACTCTTTTGATACTAAAATGATACTCCAACCTTAGAAAAGCGTGTGATAATTGGGGTGTAGAGGAGCGTGCACACGCCGCAAGTGACCACGTCTCCTCACCGTTCACTCAAAACTAAATAGTTCTCAGGTCGTGAGAGCGCACAAGCCACCGAGCGGATTCGGTGGCTTTTTGTATGCATCAACGACCAGACGAGTGCGTCCTCCCCTTCGGTAGCGGCTGAGTACCCCCGAACTTGGTCGCAAGACCTGATGGCTCGTCTGGTGCTTGATGTAAACAAGGTATGAGGAGGGATCGACATGAGAAAATATGGCGCAGAATTCTATCAAATCAAGTGGATCGTCCATCCGATGCGCAAAGACAAGCGAACTGGCCCGACACGCATCCGGAAGCGGAGCAAGTGGGCGAACTACCTCTGGAACAAAGAAAGTGAGAGGAATCGTCTCGAAAAATGAAAGATCGGGTCCTCCGGGGCGAAAAAAATATAACCACGGGTAGCTGCGAGCCCGCGGAAGCGCTAGTTTTTTTCGCTAAAAGTTCGTTTCGCTTTCGTTATGTCGTTGTTGGGAAATAATCGCCAGAAGGGAGGTTGAAGCCTTGGCACGCAAGGATTCAGAGAAAAACACATATACCGTCACCACAGCCGAAATAAGCGAAATCTTCGGGATTTCAACGCGAAGGGTGCAACAGTTGGCGAAAGATGGGGTGTTCGTCCGGGTCGGCCACGGTCAATTCGACCTCCCGGCCTCGATCAATTCGTTCATCGAGTACCGTCTGGACGACACGAAAGAAGAAGGAGTCCTCGATAAATCGACCGAAGAGGCGATGTGGACCCGGGCGCGGAGGCAGAAAACGGAGCTCGAACTCCAAATCATGCGGGGCGACCTGCACCGGTCGGAAGATGTGCGGCGGGTCATGAACGACATGCTTGGTGCATTTCGGGCAAGAATCCTCTCGATTCCGTCGAAATTCTCACCTCAACTGGTCGGACTGACCGAGATTCCTCCAATCAAGGTGGTCTTGAAGCAGGCGGTCCACGAAGCGTTGGAAGAACTGTCTGATTACGATCCGATGGTCTTTTATGATATCAGCAAGGACAAAATGCTGTTAGAAGACGCGGATGAGGTCACTTCCATCGACGAAGAACTGAACGGGGAGCCGGTGCATCATGACGGCAAGTCGAAAAAGTAAGAACACCGAGTCCCTGTTCCGTGACATCGTCAAGAACACGGTAGCGCCACCACCAGATCTGACAGTATCGGAGTGGGCAGACGCCTATCGTAAACTATCGTCTGAATCTTCGGCGGAGCCGGGGCAATGGCGGACGGATCGTGCACCATATCAACGTGAGATCATGGATGCGGTCAATGACCCAGAGTACGAGAAGATCGTCATCATGTCGAGTGCGCAGGTGGGAAAGACCGAGCTCATCCTGAACACGCTCGGCTACCATGTCGACTTCGATCCGGGTCCGATTTTAGTCGTGCAACCGACGGTCGCGCTCGCCCAATCGTTCTCGAAAGAGCGTCTGGCGCCGATGATTCGTGACACCCCGGCCATCAAACATAAGATCGCCGATGCGAAGAGCCGCGATTCAGGGAACACGACACTCCAAAAATCGTTCCCGGGCGGATACATCGTCCTCGCAGGAGCGAACGCACCGTCCGGACTCGCATCACGTCCGATTCGAATCCTCTTAGCCGATGAGATCGACCGTTTCCCTGTATCGGCAGGGACCGAGGGTGACCCATTGTCGCTCGCCGAGAAGCGGACGAACAACTTCTATAACCGGAAAAAGATTTTCGTGTCGACGCCGACCATCAAAGGCGCTTCACGCATCGAGAAGGAATATGAGCTCAGCACAATGGAGGAATGGACGCTATCCTGCCCGTCATGTGGCGAATACCAA